GAACTTGATCCTGAGTATTAAATTGTTTAAATCTCATAAGTATTTAATTTTAGCTAATATAAGTTATTTTCTTTTTATATAAAAATTTTTTTATTATTATTTAATTTTTTTTTGTGTTATTAAAAATATTTTATATATTAGCTGTATAATCAATAAATAAAAAGTAATGAAATCAGAAATTTTACCTTATGAAAAGGCTATTGAGAAACATAATATAAAAAAATATATTATTGAAAATTTCCCTATAGTCACAAGCAACCCAAAAATGAAAAGAAGTTTAAATAATTTTTCTTATAAGCAATTATTGGAATTAAAAATTATGTTAAATGAAAAAAAATAAAATATGGGAGAGAAATATTAATAATATTTTGGAAAACATAGACAAAATCCAAAACAACGAATATTTTATAAGAAAACCAATACAAATAAAAAAAATAAAGAAATGAAAAAAGACATAATATTATTAGAGGAATTTAGATCTTTTTTAGATAAAAGATTAGAAGAATTAGAAAAAGAACAAAAAAAATATCAAGATGAAGATAACTACACGCTTTATTCTAATATACAAAATAGAATATTAGAAGTACAAAGCATTTATACTAATTTACAAGCACTAATAATTAAAAATATATAAAGTAATGAACACAAAACAAAGATTAATAGAAGAAATTATAGCTTTAAAAGATGATATGACTGCTAAAGAGTTATATTGGTTTGCTATGGATCTTCAAGAATTAGATATAAGTTTACTAATAAACATTAAAAAAGCCTTAAAAAATGGATAAGATAACTATAATATTTATTTTAATAGGATTTATAATAGGAAGTATAATTTTTAATTTATTTTAATAATGGAAAAACAAATAATAGATATATACTCAGATTGCTGTAACGCTCCCAGCAATTCAGATAGCCAAAGGTGTTCAGAGTGTGGAGAAATTTGCGAGCCAATAAAACAAGAAAAATGAATAGAAAAAGAATAAACGACATTAATACATATCACTTTTTTGAGGGTGATGTAACAATAGTAGGAGTTGATGAAAATGGAGAGGACTTTTCATTAAGCATTGACGCCTATGAATTAATTAATTGGATCAAAACAGATCAAGTTAGAGAGGAGTTAGCTCAATTTCTTTTAAAAAATAAAGATGGCTATAAATATAAAAACGCTTCTCAAGATGTAATAGTAAATAGTATTTTTAAAAATAAAGAAAATGAATAAAGAAAAAAAATTAGAAAATATATTTGAATATATAGAAAAAGAAACTGACGAATCTGTAACTGACTATGTTAATATGGAAGATATTTTAGAAATGTCTAGCTATGATGATTTATACGAAGAACTAGAAGAACAAGGTTTTTTTGATGTTGAAATAATTTATTACGCTAGAGCTATTGAATACTTAAAAGAACACGATCCCAGCTTATCAGATAGTTTAACAATAGCAGGAAATATGGGTTATAATACATTAAATCTAAATTCAGAAATGTTAGCAAGCCTTTTAGCGAGTGAAAAAATTAGAGAATCTTTTTATGAGTTTTATGACGAAATAGAAGAAATATTAAGTAATAATAATTAAAAAAAAAATATGAAAAACGGAATTTATAAAAGTGACATTGCCACTTATTTTATTTATAATAATAAAATATTAATGTCTTTAAAGGGAGTTATGTATAAAACAAATAAAAATTTTATACAAGGACAATATAAAGAAGATTTGTCAAAGGATATGATAAGTCAATTTGACAAAGTTTATAATGAAGTTAAATCTTGGTAATAAAAAAAATTATGACACAAAAAGAACAACTATTAAAATACTTTCAGGAAGAAGATTTTAGCATAACCACGCTGGAGTGTATGCAAAAGCTTTTAATTTTGGATCTACAAGGCACTATAAGAGATTTAAAACAAGACGGACATAGAATAGAATCCTTTTTTATAACTAGAAAAAATATGTACGGAGATAAAAAAACCTTTAAGAGATATTATTTAATACAAAGTGAAATGGACTTTGTTCAGTTTGAAAGAGAAAGGACAGTGTTAAAAAATGTAACATTATAGGGCAGTTTTCTTTCATTACTTTTACTGCTCGGAATAGGGGTAATTATATTAGTAGGGATAACATTCTAATATTTTTACCCTTATTTTTTTATAGCTCCATTAAAATATTAATAGGCTGCTTTCCATTATTTAAAACAACCGCACAACCAATAGCTGGTTTCTTTCCGTATTTAGCATAAGCCATAGCGTAACTTTCGTGGTCAATCCCACAACCTACTTGTAAACCAAACACTCTAAAATTTTGACCTACATAATGTTCACAATAAGCTTGAGTATGTAAATGTCCTTGTACTGTATTCTGCATATCTGCTCTGCACTTTGTTCTTGCTGTTCCACCCTCTCCGTGTAAATATTGAACATTATCCTTTTCGTATCTTTCTACAAAATTCCAGCTGGGTACCTCTAAAACATCTTTATAGCTTTTGATCCATTTACTAGGAATAGCAGAGGTTTGTGCTTTTCTCATTATCATTCTGTCGTGATTTCCTATAATTACAGTTGCCTTTGGAAACGCTAAATACCACCTAGCTATACACTCTATAGAAAGCTCAAGCTCATCAGAGCCACCCATACCGTCTGCTGATGTTTCGTGATAACTAGCGTAGTGATTGTCTATTATATCTCCAATAAAAACAACCTCATTGCAGTTATATTTATGATATTGCTCTACGCAAAAATATAAATAGTTTTCTAAACAAAAGGGCTCGTGCAAATCTCCAATAACCAAAACATTGTTTTCGCCCTTGTTTCTTTTGCTTTTTATTAGATCGTGTTCAACTTTTGTTAAACGAAGTCGGTAATCTTTTTTTATTTCTTTTTAAATTTTTCAACGCTACGCCCACCAAAATAGGCACCTATCACCGTTATTAAAGTAAGCTGTAATAAATCTGTCCATTTATCTTCAACTTGAAAGGCTATACTACCACTATCAATAAATACAAGTAGCATAGTACAAACTATTAGGAATATTAATACTAAAGGTCTTACGGATCTTGTAAGTATATTACCATTTGTATCTGCTTCCCAGCGTGAAGTAATATTTTTTTCAACCTCTATTTTATAGGAGTTCATTATTTCTTTAAGCTTTGCTTTAGCGTTTATCTTTTCTTCTTTGTTTGTTACAACACCGTCTATTATTTTACCAACGCTATCTACAATTTTTTCTGTTCCTAATATGTTTTTAAATATCCCCATAGATGTTTTCGCTTTTAATTAATGTATAGGTAAAGCTGTTTCCCCAAATTTGTCTAGCCTTATAACAAGCAAATATAAACTCATTCCAATCATTATTAGAAGCTATTACTTGACACCCTGCCGACCATTTATCTACTTGTGTAGATTTTTTACCCTCTCTAGCTGTAGCCCTGTGTATATTTATACCAAAATAACCTGTTTGTGTATTGTCATCATCTAAATCATAGCAACCGTCTTTATTACTATCTCTATATACTGTAACCTCTCCGTTTCTTTGACACAAAGCGTCATAATTTCCTCTGTGCTTGTCTATTCTATACGCTCCTCTATATTGCCCCTCTTTCATACAAGCCACACCCTCTACTCTCATAATATTTTCTACCCAATATCTGCCAGGATCCGTAGTAGCGTCAAAGCTATAAAACTCCCATTCTCCATTTACTTTATAAGATAGAGTTATTTTGTCATCAAATACATTTGTAACCTCATCTCCTGTATTACTATTTCTAACACCCACTATATTAAGGTTATAATCTCCGTTTTCAAACCAAGCATAACCCCTATCTTTTAATGTTTCTTCAATAAGTTCTTTTGTTAATTTCATTACTCAAATTTACTAATTATTATACTATCTATTTTTGCTTGTACTTCTTTCTTTTTAACATTTAGCTGGAAAAGTAAGTTACCTGTAAATCGACATATTTCAACAGAGTTGTTAAAAACTATTAAAGTTGGTAGAACTTCTATATTATATTTTTCTTGTAAATCTTTTCTTCTATCTATATTAACCATAAGTGTTTTACACTCGGCAAGTTCGTTTAAATATTTACAAGAATTATGTTTGTTCCAATCAGCGTAAAATTCTACGACTAATATTCCATTGGACTTTCCAATATCTTGACCGAAACAATAGCCCCCTACCAACAATAATAGTATGTATGTTAGAAATTTCATTTAAGCTCGTAAACTCTTTCCTCTATTTTCTCCATACTTGTTTCTACTTTTTCTAGTTTTTCAGCGTTAGACATAACCGTTTTACTAATTAATTCTAGCTTTAAGTCAAGCTCTGATCGTGATATTTCACTTTCAGGCAAACGCTTTGCTAAATCTATTTCATTACTTAAAACATAATATTGTCCTACAAAGCTACTAACTAAAACAACTATAGCTATAATACTTTTTAGCGATAGAGTAAATTTACTTGATTCTGAGACTTCCGTTGCCATTATTTTTTCATATTACAGGACTTATCTGCTAGTCCTTGACCTATAATTAGAGCCACACCAACAACCAAAAGGCTATTCATTTTTGTTTCACTAATACCTAAATCTTGAGAAAACATTATAACCATTAGTATAGAAAATCCATACCAAAACTTTCTACTGTTTACCATTTTCATTATTACTTCTTTCATATTATTTTAATTTAAAGTTAATTTTTCCATTCTCTATATATAACCCTTTTCTTCTGTAAATTTCCTTTCCATCAAGATTATATATTTTATTTTCGTTTTGAGATTTATTAAGTATCTCAATTATACCTATGTTTTCACAAGGCAAACCTGTTTGACAATCTATATACTCTGTTATTGTAAGCGTATCAGTAACATTAATATAAAGAGTGTCAGTTATAAATATAGTATCTCCAGCATTGTATATATCACATTCAGCTAAAGTAGTAGGTACTGCTTCTTCCTCATCAGATCCATCAACACAATCAAGCCAGCCGTCATTAAGATAAAATAAGTTGTTTAAACCATTAGGAACACAACCATTAGGAGAATACTGCGTCCAATTACTCTCATCATCTCCACAATAAAAGCCATTTTGCTCAACGCAAAGCTCACAATTTGTTTGACTAAAGCCAAAACTAAACACAAAAAACAACAATAATTTTTTCATACCTAAAATATTAAATAATTAAACCCTAATTTGCACTCATATATTGGCTTCTCCCAATACCTTAAATAAGTACCCTCTACAAATATCCCTAACGACTTGGTTATTTTCCAACCTGTTACAAGCCCTAAATCTAAATCTATTGGAGAGCCCTCATACTCAAAAGAATATTTATCTAAACCATAGTGATAGGGCAGTAAATTAACCCAACCCAGCAACCAAAAGTCATTACTGTACTTGTAATAGGAAACTCCAAGCACCGCAGAAAGCTCTGTAACGCTTCCTAGTGCACTTAATTGCTCTTGGTTATACTCTGCTATTGCCGATCCAAAATAGTGCTTAAAAAACTCATCATTTGAAGTTGCTAATAATTCTCCATTTTTAAACCAATGAAATTGACCGTTAACAAATTGAGTAGAATACCCAAAATCTTCTGCTAATTCCTGAAAAGAACTTTCCCCACTAACCCAAAAATCCTCTATTGGATTGATGTGGTAAACGCTGTGGTTTCTAGCAACCATTCCAAGAGTAAAATCCCAACGACCTTTATTTATTCTAAATCTAGTATCTAAAGAGCTATAACTTAAATCTCTTGCTTCATCATTTTTTAACTGCAATTTAGTAACAAATTTAGAGCCTAAATATCTAACCCAAAAATCTTGGTTAGTAAATTTTTCAGACCTATTGCGTATAAAAGAATAATTAAGTAAATACTCCCACCCACTATTATTACCAATAGTAGTGTTATCGCTATAGCTTTGCTCATTACCATAGTACCAAGTTTTAACTTTTTGCTCAAAATCAAACCTAGCAATTTTGCGTATTCCAATAGTGAAGTTGTAATCGTATGGGTTAATTTGCGTAGTTTCTTCATATCCTTTATTTATTGCTATAAAATCCTGATCCTCTAACATACTGGTATTCATACTCATAGAAGTATAGAAAGTAGCGTATTTAAAAAATTGAGCATTACAAGTAGCCAAACCAAATACTACTATTATTAGTAAAGCGTATATATATTTAGTAGTGTCCATTATAATATTTTAGTATAAGCGTAAGTAACATAAACCTCTGCTGACCAACCACCTGTAAAGGCTGCATTAGACCACATTATAAAAGGCTTGTTTAAAATTGAAGCGTTAAAAGTACCACCTGCTGCTGTGTCTGCTTGTAGAGAATAACTTAAATCATCTGTTTTTAAGTTCATAAAATCTCTTAAATACTTCCAATAGTAAGAGTTACTAGAATCATCATAGCCAAAATACAAGTCATTACTTGACGCTTCTGTTGATGAAGCATAAGTCACTAATACATTAACATTAAGCACTGTAATCATATAGCCACTTAAAGCCCCTACTAATGTTCTTGGTGTGCTATGTAGATTTACAACCTCTGTATTAGTAACTGAAATTTTATCAGTTTGTATTACAAATTTAGAATCTATTTTTTTACTCGTTCCTGCTGCCGATCCTGTAGTGTCAGATGAATCAACAACCATAAATAAGTCACCACTACCTGTTTGTTCTTCTAGAGCTGTTTTGTCTGTTAATCTTTGTCCTGCCATTTTGCTTTAAATAAGTTTTTAATTTAGTTATATTTTTTTGTCTTTCTTTGACCTTTTGCTTTGTTATCATATTAACAACAAATAGTTATTCCTGCTGCTTGAACAAAATTCTTTACCTTATTGCTCATTGGAGCTACATCAAGATTCAATCCAGCGTAATAATTTTGTGTAGTAGGGCTTAAATCTCCCTCGCTACTTTGATTTGTAGAGTATTCAGGAAAGTTAGTTAAGTTACCTCTTAAATAATCAATTAACCTTTCTCTGTAAAACTCTCCTTGATCCATACTTGCAGAAATTAAAGGCTTTAAATCTTGATGAGTTACACTTGTTCCATTTTCGCTACTCATTGTTACAATACTATTATTAACCATTCTTAAACGCAAAAAAGGAAGAACGGTAGCAAAAGCAAACTGAACTAAAGCAGGTTGTATATATGTTTGTAAAAGCGTTAAATAGTTTCCTGTTAAGCTACTACCATTGACATCACTAATAATTTTATTGTATAAATCCGTTCCCAAATACGGAAGTATGTGTCTATCTTGAGCCATAAGTATATAGGGCAGTAAAAGATTGTCGTCAACGCTACCACCTAAAGCTGAATCCTTTTTTAATCTATCTGTGCTTATAAATAATGTGTGTTGTATTGCCATAATTTTTAACTGTATTTACCTCTTGTTGGAGTGTCTATTGGTTTTGTTCTTGCTAATGTATCATCAAAAGGCATATTTGCTCCTAAGCCCTCTGCAAAAGCATTACTAACTTTTCTATAATTTCTAATCGTTGTATCAGGTAGCACTTGTCCACCTTTATATGTTTTTCCGTCTATTTCTATTTGCTCTCCAGCTGGAACTCTTTTTCTAAAATACCAAACGCGTTCCCAAAAATGATGACAATAGGCACCACCTTTAAACTTCCAAATTGAATAAGTATTAGATCCATTTTTACCAAACCCTGGATTTACAGCCCTGCTTCCTGCATTTATTATAGATTTTCTTGTATAAACATTTCTAGCCTTTCTCAAAGCAACCATTATTCTACAAAAATCTCTACTTTTTGAAGATATGTTAGAAGAATACCTATAGTATAATTTAAACAACCCTATTTTAGTTGCTTCTCTTAATAAATTACCTGCTGTATCTCCCCCTGGCACATCAGTAGCAAATTTGTAAAACTTTTCTTCATCTTCTTCATTTTCTGCTGCCCTATCTACTCTTAATTCCTCCCAATCATCATCAAGCTTAATTGCATTTTCTGTAAAGTATTCTATATAACCCTGCTCGTCATCTACAGGCATATCAGCTTTACAACTATGTTTTTTTCCAAATTCTTTCTTTATTTCATCTCCTGTATCTATTCCCTCTTTTTCTTGTTCATCTTCGTCTAATTTTCCTGTATTTTCTAAATCAATAAAATCAGCAGGTTTAAGCGTTTTAAAGTATAAATCGAGGTTTATATCGTTTGCGTGTAATATTGGCTCTAAACCGCTTAAAAGTGTGTTTTGGAAGGGTTTTATAACTGTATTGTTAAATAGCGAGTAAGAATCACGAAGTTCGTCTGCATTATTACCAAAACCACTACCATCTCCCTTTACACCAAATAACAAAGGACTTGTTACCCTATGACCTGTTAAAACCTTTCTAGTTGTTTCAGTAGATAAAAACTGATAACTTTCTGAATTGTCATTAGCATTGATTGGTACTATTTCAGGGGCAGTATCTTTTCCATCATTAAAAGTTAACAATATTTTACCAGCATTTCCACTACCACCAAATTTAGCGTTTATTTGTCTTTCTATTGTTCTTCTTTCTTCTCTTGTTGGTATTCCGTTAGCCATATTAATAGCCATACTTGGAAACATACCACTCTTTATATTTGACAAGTGAAATTGTGCTATCTCCATATCTAACTGAATATAGCTAGTAGATCCTTGATAATCAGGTGTAGCGTAATAATGACTTCCCGGACTATAATCTTTTATACATAATACTTGGTTAGCGTCTGATCTATCTTTTGAATCAAAGGCTCTGTAATATCTAGGCTTGTGCTTTCTAGTGTTCTCCCAATCAGCACTATAGTAATATTCTTTTATGTTACCGTGTGCGTCTTGTTTTCCACTTCTTATATATTGCGCTGGTATGTGCCTTAATTCTACTATTTTTGTTCTAGGTTTATTCCATATAGTATTTACATAACACATACCAAATAGCTTTAAGTCAAAAGCCAAGCATTTTAAAGTATCTTTTGACGAATTATGCAACAAGCCATTTAAGGCTAACCAACTCTCTTTTTTGGCTTCACTTTCTTCTCTGTCCGTAGCGTCTAAACCCTCTCCATAGATCATAGAGCTAACACCTTTTACTATTGCGTTGTTTATACTGCTACCATTATATAGCTCTAATAAGTATTGAGGGTATAAATTATCATCTCCAAACTGAATCCAATCCTTATTATTTTGTTCAGTAATAGTAGGCAGATTATATTCTGCTAAATGTATTACTGATATGTTATCTTTTTTCTTCATTATGTTTCGTATGTTGGTGTCCAAGTTTGTACTCCGTATTCTACATCTTTATTAATGTCTATTGTGTTATCACAAGGTGAGGCAGTTACTGCGTCAGAGGCTGGGAGCCCTTGTATGTTTGGTCTTGAAACACAATAACCTGCTGTCAATAAAGCTACTTGGTCGTTATTGGTGTATTCATTATAATAAGAAATAGGATCGTTTGCTTCTAATTTTTGGTATGTTTCATCTGCTGACACATTTAAAACTATATTAACATTAGGTATTAATGTTTTAGTAGAAAGCCTTAAATCTCTTACACCGTAGTACATTGTAATATCGTAAGTATCTCCAACAGGGGCTACAAAATTTCCTAGCATACGATTATTACCTGTGTCAGCACTACTTATAGTAGAAGCTAAAGGGTACCAAATTTGTAATTTAAACTCCCAATATCTATCATTGTGAATATACTCAGGCTGATAAGTACCTGAATCTATTGTCGACATAAAAGTAAAAGCCCTAATAAAATTAGTTTTTCTGCCTCTTGCTAAGCCTATTAATGTTTTTTTTCCACTCCCCTCTGTTCCGTCATCAATCAACAAAGGATCTACATAGCTACTAATATTTTCCCTAAATGTAGTTGCCAATACGGTAGCAGTACCTAAAGATGAATCCCACTGTAAATTATATACTCCCATATTTATAAATTTGTTTTAAATATTCTTCTTCTAGCTTTAATTTATCTTCTGTGCTTTCAGCCTTATCGTACTTTTCGTTAAATTCTTTAAGAAGCTCCATATTTGGCTCTATACCTTTTTTATTACTCGCCATTGTTACCCCCTATAAAATCTAAATCTTCTTCAATATTAACTTCTTTTGTTTTTACTTTCTTTTTTGGTTTAGGGGTATCTTGCTCAAAATAACCATTTCTAACACTTTCTGACAATCCCTCAATAAGCTTTTGTGATAATTCATTTAAAGGTATTCTAAAATTAGGTACTGTTTTTCCCTCGTATTCTTTTTTAACTTTCCAAGCCATAGTTCTAGTTTATTATAAATATAAAAATAGTAATATTGTTCACAACTTGTACGCTTTATAAAGTTTTTTTTATAATAGCATAATAATTGTAAAGTTTATTTAATAAAAAAGGGCTATCCATTAAGATAACCCTTTTAGTATTGAGTAACGATTATTGATTAAGAAGCTACAATAGTTAAATCTGCGTCTGCGTCGCCCAGCTGGTCAAACGGATAATCAGTTCCACCACCTGAAGTTGCTTTTATCCAAATCATAGGGTCTTTTTCTTCTGCTCTCATTTCTAAAGTATATCCTGTCATATCAGATTTGGCTGCTCCTGTTACAGCAGTACCACCTGAAACATCAACTCCATTATCCATTCCTAATAAGAACACATTGTCATTTACATCTTGAACAAAAACCTGACTTCTATTGTAAGAAATTAATTTAAGCTCATTAGTTTGAGCTACAGTTAGTTTTTGTAATTGTAAAGATAAAGTTTGTTCAAACCAAGTTGTTCCTGTCGCAGGATCAGAGTTTATATTTACCGTCATAGAAGATAAATTAGGTCTTAAAGCATATTTGAAAACCGTAACCGTTGAAGATGTTGGTGTTCCATAAGCCGACCAACCTGTGAAACCTGCTGTGTCCATTTGTAGTACATCAGTACCATTAAAGGTAGCAGCACTACGGATTTCAGGAGAGTATGTAGAAACTATAAATATTGCTTTCAAGCCACCTATCTGATCCTTACAATCAACCGTTAGTCCTTTTGTTAAAGTACAAGCCATTTTTTTTTATTTTATATATTAATATTTCCTTTTAAAAAAAAGGGGTGGTATTTCACACCCCTAATTTATCTATCTACTATGTCCAAACAGTGCTTCCGTAAACACCATCAGTTGCTACAGCAGTTTGTACTCCTACAGCAAAGTTCATAGCGATACGAACTTCATCTCCCCCTGTATACTCATAAGCTGGAATTAATCTTGCTTCAGTCCAATCCGTAGCTGCGTTAGTTCCAAATACTAGATTATCAGGATAAGTAAATAATATTACATCATTCATCATTCCCGGACATCTGTAAATCGGATAACCGAAAAATGTAGCAGTATCAGATTTTGCGTCAAAACCTAAACCTGAAATTTGACCTTGATTAGATCCTGCTGCTGCTAGAGCCTGAATATAGAAACCGTAAGTTTTATTGTTCATATAGAATCCAACACCTGGCTTAGTTAATATTCCTGAAATATCAGAAGCTGCAGCGTCATAAACAGCGTTCATACCTGCTAATATATCTCCGTTATCTAAAGGGTTAGCAAAAGTTACTTCTGTAAAATCTTTACAAGCACTTGCGTCTGCTCCTGCTTCATCTTGCGTTCCGTCATTAGATAAGAAGCCTGTTCCAAAAGGAGAGTTACCTTGCCAAATTCCTATTTCTAATTGAGCTGCTGCTTTTGCTGCAACAACTTGTAATAAGAAATCTCCAAAAGATTGAGGTAAATTTCCGTTTCTGTCCATTCCCTGTCCCATCCACGTTGGAAATACAGTTTGACGACATATTTCTTCGTTTACTTTTAAATCAGTAAGCGTTAGAATTTGCTCTGATGTTGAAGTGTTACCACCTGAAACGAAGCCACATTCATCTGCTGCTACAATTAAGTTTGAAGCTGCAACATTACTAATTACTGCTGATTTGTTTAAACCGTCTATTGTTCTAACATACCCTTTAGCTATTGTATCAGGACTTCTTAAAGCAGCCGTTACATAAGGCAGGGCGTGAACACCTGCATAGGTATCACTATTTACTGTAATATCAAATTCGTGATATTTTGATAATTGAATTTTGTTTGCCATTTTTAAAATTATTTATTGTTAATGTAAAATGCAGCTCTTTCTTGTGCTGTCATATTAGCTAAATTCGGTTTTTCCGATTTAGTATTGTTTTCAGGGTTGTGAGTAAAGCCTTTTGATCCTGGTACTTTTTCTAGCTCAACAACTTTAGATTTTAAGTGTTCTACTTCTTCAACTAAACTTGTAATTAAATCTTTAGACATTTCTACTACTTCCTCTTTATCTTTTTCTTCTTCTTTACTTGCTTCTACCTTTTCTTCTTCTTTTTCTTCTTCTTCGGCATATTCCTTTACTCTTTTAGCCATATCTTTAGCTTTCTTTTTATCTACACTATCAGGAGTAGCTTCATCTATTGCTTTAGCTAATTTTTCTTCATCTATTTCTTCTTCCTCTGCTTTTGTTTCTTCTTCTTTCTCCTCATCTTCTTCTTGCATTTCTTCAGGTTTTTCTACACCCTCTGCTTCTTTTTCTTCTCCTAAATCAACAATTTTAGAATTTTCATCTATTGTTATTTTAGCTCCGTCAGACATTGTGTAGGATCCTGCTGGTAATTTTTCTGTTGCTCCGTCATCACCAACAACCATTACAACAGAGCCTATCATAAACTGCTCATCTTCGGTTGCCAATACCCTACCGTCATCTAGTATCATTTCAGCATACATTTTTGTTTCTTTGCTTTTTGATAAAAGCGTTTTGATTTTTTCTAGTGTACTTGCCATTGTGTTATTCTTTTTTTATAAATATTAAACTTAAATTATTGTTCACAGGCTCAGCGTTTTGCTGTCCTATTTTTAATGGCTGAACATACTTTTGCAGCAGTTTCTTTGTTGCCATATTCTTTTACCATATCCTTAATACATTGTTCCCAAGGATATTTAGCTAAAGCTTGTCTATTAGCAAAGCTAACATACTCAATATACTTATGTTTTCTAGTATATTTCTTTTTCTTTTTACCAAATTCATCTTCAATATACTCTTTTTTTGTTCCAGCTTCGTGTGTTTCACAAGCCATATACCTAATTACTCCATCTACATTATGAGTATGAAAGCCCTCGCAACCCTTAAACATTTCTGCATAAATTTTAGCTTCTTCTTTAGTAGCAAATAAAGGCTCTCCGTCTAAAGCCCCCACAACAGCTAATTCATTTTCTAGTATTAAATCTCTAATTTTTCCTAATGTAACCTCATCAGGACAATCAATACAATCTTCTGCTAAATCTATAATATCTTTAGGTTTTGAAGCTTCGATTAATTTGTCTGTAAAATACCCCTCAATACTAAATCCTCTTACCTTACCCTCTTTTACACTATTCCATATATCGTCATTATTAACTTTCATTTTTACAAACCAAGTTCCAATAGGTAGTTTATTAAAACCAAAAGAATTAGATTTGTCGTTTTTCTTATCTTCCTTTATCCAACTTTCTACAACCGTAATACCCTCTACAGGCACCTTGTGTTCATAGGTAGCGTTATTGTTTCTTAAACTTGACATAAATAGCTCTTGTGCTTGTTTAATAGTATCTTCTGTAAAGAATACTACAAACTTCTCATCTTTTTCTTGATCGTATCTAGGAATCTCTTTATTAGGAATTAATACTGCTCCTACTAATGTTTTTTGTTCTTCATCTAATTTAGCTAAAGTTAAAAATTGATCCTTATTAAAGAAAACCCAATTTTCTTCTATTGCTGGAAACTCTACTAAACTAATAGCTTCTACACCAAATCTTTCTTCTTCTTCATCTATTATTAGTTCTACTTTTTTAATTTTTTCTTTTCCCATACTAATAAATATAATTAATTAAAATTTGTTTATAAGGTTGCTTGTAGCTCTAAATCTTCTGCTAAAGCCTGACTACCACTAACATCACTTTCAACTACAAAAGCCTGAACAGGTGGAGCGTCTGCCCCTGCTGCCCCAAAGGTAACAGAGGGCACTTGTGCTTGTCCCCCCTCAAACTCATCATCGAATCCTGCTTCTTCTGTATCAGTATCAATTCCTTCAGGTGTTTGCCCTAATATTGCAGAAGCTTGAGCAATACCACCTACAACTGCTAAAACCCCTGTCGCTATTGCTGCTAAATTACCTGGAAAAGGAATACCTGCCCCTGCCTGTACTGCTGCTGAAATACCCCTTGCAGTATCTACTCCAATTTGTAACAAAGCTGCTGCCTTTTCTTTTTTAGCTTGTTGTTCTTCAATTTTATTTTTACGCTTATTAAATTGTTCTTCTGATATTATACCCTCTTTAAACTCTTTTTCTAAATTAGCTATTTGATTGTTTGCTCTTGCTGCTGAAATTTGAGTTAAACTTTGTGCTAATTGAACAGCACTATCTATAAAGAAATCTCTTTTTTCTTTTTCTTTTGCTTCCTCTATATCCTTATATTTTTGATCCAAGGCTGCCTTATCTCTTTTCCACCTTTCTTGTATTTCAAATCTTTCTATTTCCCCTAATTCTTCTTGTGCTAATATCTTTTGGTATTTATCTTGTATAGCTTGAAGCTCTTTACTTTTTGCACTTCGTAAATCTTCTTCGGCTATATTTAAAGCCTGTTTATTTATATCATTTATTCGTTGTTGTTCTTTTTCAGCATCAGCTTTAACCTTATCGTTATAGTCTTTTATTATTTGCTCTTTCTTTTTATTATAGGCTTCAATTAAATTTACCTCATCTTCACTATAAGCACTATTGTTTCTAATAGTAGTTTCTCTTGCTTCACGAAGAATCCTTACTACTTCCTCTTGTGCTTCAATAGTTTGTTTGTATTTTCTTATATTATCTCTAGCAGTAGCTTGATCTTCCTCATTTCTAGCATTTTTTAAATATCTATACCATTCTTCTAAACTTTCCTTTTGCTTGTTTAATGTCTTTTTTTCGTTTTTTAAATCTCTATCAAATTCTGTTTTTTGTTTCTTTTTGTCTGCTTTAGATTGGTTTTCTCTTATTGCTAATATATTATCCCAAAACTCTTTTTCCATATTGACAAGAGTTTCCTTGTGTTTTTCTTCTTCTGATAAAACTATCTTACCACCATATTTATCTAAAGCTAGGATCATAGCCTCAACACTCTTTACTTCTTCTTTAATAGCCTTACTTGAGCTTGTGGATAATTTTACTTGTGAGCTTTTTAGTGAATTAAAAGATTGTAATTGTTCTGATCTTTGGCTTGTTATTCTATTGTCAAGTTCTGCCAGCATTGTTTCAACTGCTAACAACTCTTTCTTTAGTTCTATATTATGTCTATCTGCTTTTAAAAGATTCTTTTTAACCTGAATCATCTCTAAAATCCTTGCTCTTTCTGTAGCGTATTGCTGATCTAGGGTTTTGGCTATTGCGTCAGAGGCAGCGATCCTTTCTTCCATTGTCAAGCTTTCATTGTCCCTTATTTGTCGTAGCTTTTCAATTTGAGTTTCATATTGGAGTTTAATTTTCTCCATACCAGCTTCAAGTAACTCGTATTCATTTCTTTGTTTTTGAAGTGATTTAGTGGCTCCATCTGCTTCACCTGATAAATTAAGCATACCAAAAGTTAGCTTATCTATAACCTTTAGGGCTTCAAACATTATGTCAATTACAACATTCATCACTTTCCCAAGAGTGTCCATTACCCTAGCCACTAGATCTTGAACTTTTTGGTTTTTCATCATCATTTCTGTCAATTTCGCAACCACTGCAATAATTAACCCTATACCCATAGCTTTCATAGCAGTACCCATCATCTTAAAACCTTTAGATGAAGCCTTACTAGATTTACCTACATCTTTAAGACCTTTTGAGGTTTTCTTTAAACCCTTTTCAGCTCCTTTAGAATCTACAACTATTTTAAATTTCTTTGTGTCTGACATATCTCTTAAATTGTTTTATAACCTTTTTATAATCTTTAGTTAATTCGTTTTCTCCATAAACAAAATCCCACTCTTTTTCTTTAAATTCTTTATCAGTTACTTCTGTTAAAACTGTTGAAAAAAAATAGCCTAATATTTTTATTTTATATTCTAATTCCATAATAAATAATTTAGATCCTGCGTTAATATATCATCTGCGTTTTGATAAATAGCTGCCCTTCTTCTTAAAGTTGGTATATTTACAGGTGTGCTAGTAATTTTAACTTCTGCTACCCAAAAAACGTCCTCGTCAGCCCCACCCCTTATAATAGGCGACCAATTCTGTCCGTCAAAATTTGTTATATCTACCGTTGGGGCACTAAAGCTTGTATCTTTATTTTGCTTTAAAAATGTTCCCCCTGAACTTCCTACATAATCATTAGTGTCGCCTCTTTTTGTTATAATTGTATCATACTCAAAATAACCAACATCTCTATTATTAGCTCCTGACATCACAGTACCATATAATTTTACAGTGATATAGTTCATAGTAAAAGACGGAAAGGTTAAAATATTAGAATCATATCCTTTAAAAGAAACTTTAACTGGTGTAGAATTATCATAGGTAGTACATTCACAAAAATAAGTTAAAGATTTACCTTGTCCTTGAGATGTTTGTATTCCGAAATTGTTTTGTATTGTCGGCAGCATAGACATATTCATACCTGATGTATCTCCATTACCATCGCCACCTGTAAATGTTTCATCTGTGCCTATTATAATCTCCCCCTCTGTAGAAACTAAATCTACTAAAGTTGTATCTCCACTATCCCCACCAATAGCATAACATTGTCCTACACCTGTAGTCGCATTAGTTTGAACAAAAGTCCAATTTTCGTTTTGCTCCTCACAACAAGAATTAGTAACACTTGCAACCGAGGCACCTGTACCAGCGTCAACCCAAGTTATTTGTCCTGTTTGACTAATAGTAGGAATATTACCACAATCATTACTTAACTTTTGCAACACCTTTAATAAAACTACTTTTGTTGATTTGTTTTTACCAACAGCATAATTACTTATACTAATAATTCTCCACAAAGTATTTTTAATAAAGTATGTATTTTGAAAGCCATTACCTGAAAAAGTCCTTATATCTTCAGGTGTTAAATTCAAATAGCACTCCATTATTCTAGCCTCATCACTATATATCTCATTTATATATTGAGCCCAATAGTCGTGATAAAAACCGTGGTCTGTATAAACATCTCCAAAGAAATTAAAAGTAAATCCTGTAGTAAAATTGTTTCCGTAATAAGTCCAATTTAAAACCTTTGTTGCTGATGTTACTCCTGTAGATAAATTGTCTAAATTGTATTGTGTACATAAAGGAAACTTATTTGCAGATCCGTTGTTGTCATCTGAGGGGTGTGCGTCATTATTTGTTAAATATCCATTTGAGTATATATGAAAGCTATAATTATTACTTGTGTTAGGGTTTGATCCTTGCACATTTATAGGAGTTCCACTATAATAAAACATTTTAGGCTTAAGGTCTGTAGCTGTAGCTTGTTGCCCTACTTCTGCTTTAAATAAATAAGCTAACGCAACATCAGCAGAGGGTATAGCTCCATTTATTCCACCATTAGTCCAATAGGGTATTCCTTGTGCAATAAAAGGAGAAAACACACTAAAGTTTTTAAAGTCCTTTTTTGCAAAATCTGATAATTGTAGCTTTTCATATTGTCCATAAACCACATCATAGAGCTTATTATATCTTTCGTTTAAAATATCTTTGTCTAACAAATCACTAAATTTTAAAGTTTTAGATTGTAATTCGTTAGTGGACTTTATAACCACCTCTTTAGAAATATCTAATTTATCTGTCCAATACTGAATACTCCCAGCGTCTATAAAATCTTGATAAGGCTCTATTAGTAATAACTTTTCATTGTCTGCGTCTGTTTGAATAACTAAATTAAACCTGTTTACTAAATCTCTTATAAAATCAGATTGTGTCATATCAGGTAAATTGTGATGAATCGAAACTAAACCATTTTCACCACCACCCATTAAAGTATTTACCCCACCATTTACCGATTCTATACTTAAAGCTGTAACCCTAGGCTGCCAAGTATTGTTATCAGGAACACTAGATTGGTTTGTGTCATTAGCTTCAAGCTCTATAAACATTTCATAGATATTGTTAGGTGTGCAATTCATATTATAAGTCCATTCTACAGTATGAGTGCCTGGGTTTAAAAGAAAATCTTGATAATCTGTGTTTCCATAACCACTAGCAATTCCACCCTCGTCCCAGCCTATCATAACATAACAAAAACCTAAATCAGTTCCTTGAACAGTTTGCTCAGGTATTTGTATTGTTGCTGTTACTTTTACAGGAAAGTCACCCTCACTTAGCGTAACATCATCTCCGTCAAAATCTGCAGGAAAAGTAACTCTAGGTCGATAACCAAGTGGACCAAAAGAATCAGCAGGATCATTTGTTGCTACTGTAAATAAATTATTAGGATCATAGGCAGTAGTAAATGTTGCTAAATTAGGGTAGCACAATTCATTAAAGTTAGTATAAGGAAGATTGTCAGGAAACGGTGGATCATTTGCTAACAAAACACAAGGCATAGAAGTAGGATAGGTAAACACACTTAAAGAAGTGCTAAATCCAACAAAAGGAACTTGACTACCCTCAACAGAATTAAATAAGGTTTGAACTCTTTGAAATTGATTAGCTAAGGTCATAAACAACCTACTAAAGAATTGAGTGTCTGTTATTGGAGTTTCTGCTGTATCATCAATACCCATAAAAGCACTTTTAATTTGATAGCCTGCTTTTTGTGCTATTATATGAACTAATCTTTGTATTCTTATTGCAGGTTTTAAATCTCCTGCCCTAACAGCTCCATAAAAATCTGCACTATCTGTAGGGGCACCTATTCCTGTAGGGTATAAATCATCAGGAGTCCAAAACATAGCACTTGAATAAGGAACAGAAGTATGTCCATAATCTATAATAGGGTATAGTATGTCATCATCACTACCACCACCTGCTAATGTTACCCCTGATGTCCAGCTTTTAACTATATTAGCAGGAGTTAAAAAATGGTCTAGCTGTCCGTCTATTAATTGAACATCAGGATCCGTGTTGCTAGTAGTTTTAAAAGCGTCCTTTAATTTAGCTGACTTAATATCAGTAAAAAAGTCTGCTGTTGCTCCAAATAAAACAACCTGATAAACCCTAGCGTTTAAATAAACAGCTTTAAGCTGTATAAAGCCTTTTAATTGAGGAACACTATCCACATAAAGAATAGCGTTAAATTTTATTTTAGCATTATATACTAAAGTATCTAAATTAACATCAAAGTAATTTTCAAAAAACTTATTGTTTCTATTGGAAAAAGGCAGTTTAAGTGTTTGACTAAAACTAGATTTTCTTTTATCAGGCTCCTTTAAATTTATCCAATTATAATTAGCTACTACATTAGGGGCTTTTTGTAAATCTAATTCAAATTGAGTTAAATCATAAGTTCCCTCTGAGGTTGTGTTTCTTCTATATGCCAACAATCTTATATCCATCAGCTATTAGTTCTTACTTTGTTTGCGTATTCTAATGTTATTTTGTATTGTATTTTAATCTTATTGTTTACGCTGGTTTTTTTAGTATATGATTTGTTTGTTACTATAACAGGATAAACAACACTATCGTCTTGTATTTGATGTACTTGAGTAGAGGTAAATAATTCCTCTAACCATACTGCCTCATCTTCATTTAGCCAATCAGAGTTAATATTTAATTTTCTTTTAGCTTCTGTAAATAAAATCTTTCTTCCCCCCTCTTGATTTTCATAAGCAAAGGTTGCATTATTCCAAGTTCCGGGCACACTTTCCATTTCGCTTCTTTTAATATCAACACCCTCAACTGACTTTCCTCTAAAATTCATATAGTCCCAACAGCCTAATCTATTTACCCAAGCTAATCTAATGTTGTTATATCTTGTGCAACTTTGGTGTCTATTGTTTACACCAGCATTAGCTCCATATTTATAAAAATAATAATAGGTTGTTTCTTGTTGTGAATTATCTCCATTTGCTCCCCACACTCTATAATAAACCCAACCGTCATTATTACTAGGTCTTGCTGCTGTAACATCACTTTGGGTTTCTAAATTTTTAGTACCACAACCAAAGTATAACAAGCTATTTCTCACATCATCAGCAGTAGCTATTCCACCACCATTTAGCTCATTAACAAAATGGTGCAAACCTATACTTGTTCCATCTGCTTGGTGGTATTGTACATATATTCTAACAATAGGATCTCCGTCAGTTATTAAAACACTATTACCATCTTGTATAAAGCCAACAGTAGCGTGGTCTACATTATCTGCTGCGTCATCTCCACCCCTCACAAATTGAACGGTAGGAGAATTAGTTAAAAACTTCTTTGAGCTACTACTAGGAATATAATTAGTTAAAGGATTGTTAGTTCCATCTTTATCTAAGCCCCCTACATTAGAAGCTGTTGATGTAAATGGAGTAGTTGCAGGTATTGAGTATATTATTGTATTGGCTTGATTTAATGTTTCTGTTGGAGCTGCTGTGGCACTTGTAGATTTTTCATAACCACCAACTAATTTAACTCCTACTAATTGACTTGTATTAGATGAAAAGGGACTATCGGCAACAGCTATACCTGCACAGTGTATATTACCTGTTATTCCTGTTGATTCAGTAAATGTGCCTGACGGATCCTCTATTGATACTTGTGTTTGTGTTTCTAAAAATGTTCTTACTATTTTATGTATATCTACTATACCAACACCTGCTGCATTTTTATATATTTTTATTTTAGCCTTTTCCACCCAAGTGCTTTCATCTGTTGTGCTTATATATACTTGTGCTATATATCTAAATTTACTAGCTCCTGTTATTGCTCCGTCACTTTCTTTTAATACATAAACCATAGGGCTATTTGCTCCTGCTAATTGGTTTGGTTTTTGTTCTATTGTATACGCCATTTTTTAAAGTTCTGATTTATCTTTTAATACTGCTATTACTGAATCCATTTTATCAACAACCTTTTGAAAATCTTTCTCATAGGCTTTTAATACCTTTTTTTGCATTTTCTTATACATTTTATCCATTGGTTTAGTAAAAAATAAAGTTCTTTCTAAACCTCTCCTTTTAATTGAATAACCCATAGCAAAAGCTGTTTGAGTTATGGTCATTTTATTTTTTAAAGGAATACTCCTACTACTTATCCAACCCTCTAAAGCTTCAACTAACTTTCCAGCTGGGTTGTCATATTTGAATTTATATTTACTTCCTCTACCCCTTGCATTACCACTTCCTTTATAGCCACCTACCCCAACAACACCTTGATCTATAAACTTCCAATAATCTTTAGCTCCACCAAATTCAAAAGTTAACTCCATTGAGCTACCTGTCTTTTTAAACTTATATTTATAGTCATTTATTAATGTTCCTGATCCTTTCTTTTCACTTTTCTTTAATATTTTTTTACCCTTTGTTACTATTTCTGTACCAAAATCCTTAAAGGCTTTTATTGAATTAGTAGTTGGTCCTTTACTATATTTACCTGTTCTTGCGTTTCTAATTTTTATCTGCATTATGTATTAGCGTCTTTGTCGCTTGGCTCAATAGGAGCGTTGCAAAGTGAATTAGCGTTATTAACCTGTAATGAGATTCCTGAAACCCAGCCTGTTAATATATTAGCAAATCTTGCAGTAATAGGATCCGTGCTTATTGGAAGCTCTAATACTATTTCGTTTTCTGCATAGCTATATTTTTTACCACTATCACCGCCTGATGTTTGTAGTGATAGATTTTGTTTAAACTCTGCAATTATGTCTTGCGTTATTTCTAATGTACTAGACCAAACTATCTCCCTATTGCTTAAATCTTCTTTTAATAAATTTAATACATAAACATTACAAGAATAGGTTAGCACACCTTGATCTATTGTTGATGTTGAGGGCTCTACATATAGTATAGGAAAGTTACTTTCATTCATCTTATCTACATCAACCTCGTCTAAAAAACCATTATGATAGGAGTTTATTAAATAATGATTTGTGGCTATATCCTGAAATATATCTGATATGTTTTTGTATGTTATCATTCTTTGTATTTACTATAATTATTATTTTGTTGGCTTTGCATATCTTGTTTATAGCACATATAAGTTAAAACTAAATATAATTCTAATCTTGTTACTTGCTCTACATTCAAAATATTCTCATTACACAAAGCAAATATCACATTATACCAACCCCACTTCTCTGTAATCTTTTCAGCTTTTTGATCTTCCTCTCCACTTCCCTGCTCGAATATTTGAGCAAAGCGAGTTTGAGTTGTTTCCCTAAACGAAAAAAAAAACTCAATGAACTCATTGACGCTACTATTGGAAAATCTAAATACTCATCTGCTTTAAACTCATCAGGCTTGTATTCTTCAATATTATACTTTTCCCCTTTTTCTTTTACAATAGGTCTATATATTACACTCATCAATTTGTGTAGGTTTTTATAAGAATCTTTACAATAGCTTTCTATATCAACAAACTCACCTAAAGTAATAGAGCTAAAGTTTGGTATTAAGCCTAATTTATTTCCTTTAAAATCTACTTTCTTTACTAGCGTTTTATCATCTATCTCGCTATCCATTAATTTAGATATTTTCTTTACTATGTATTTAAGATCCTTATACTTAAATCTTTCTAATTGACTTGGCTTTACTTCACATAAGGCACAAATTAATTCTGCTGTTCTTTCTTCATCAGTATCAAACTTCTTTTTGTTAATCTTAACAAATTGCTGATACATTCCTATTGTTATATCATTCCAGCTGGTAGGTATCTTTAATTCTATTTCTTCGTACTTCATTTTATATAAATATAGTTTTAGTGTTTTTGTTCATAATATATAATATTTACCACTATAATTAGTAGTAAGCTTATTTAAAGCCACATACCTAATAGCGTCTATAAGGTGGTCTAATTGGTTTGTAGCAGGTTTGTTTATTACCCTACCATTCTTATCTACAAGCCACTTATAATACTTAAACTCATTAACGGTATTTGTGCTATTTTTTGTAATATGTAGCTTATATCTTCTTAATACATCAATACCCATATTAATACTATCTGCCCCTTTCTTGGCTCCCTTTATATTAAACCCTAATCTATGTATTTCTTCTATTGATTTAGGCTCAGCACTATCTGCTATTATTTCTGTTTGTCTTGTTATATTGAGCTCTCTTAATTTTTGTGCTATATCTTGATTTGTCAATCCCTTGCTATATACCAATTCATTTATATACAAATTATCATTTAGCTTATATACTTCTGCTATTGCGGTAGGATCATTAGAATAGCCAAAGTCCATACCCAAAGCTATTAGCGTTGATTCCGCTGGTATATTATTGCATAGATTAAACTGCCTAAATATAGTTTCGGTAGGTTGAGCCATATCTCCTAGTCCATATATCTGCCAATAATTACTATCTAAATCCTTTAACCTTTCTATTTCTTTAATTGTTTCTTGTGGAAGAAAGGGATTGTCTAAATAGGTTGATTTAATAAAGGTGCAATCTTCTCTATTTATTACATTATCATAAATCCACGAATAAGGATCTGAGGGGTTAAAATCTAAATAGATATTTTCCGTTGTTCTTAATGAGAGCTGTACCCAGTCCTCAAAGCTAAACTCATTTGCTTCATTAAGCCATAACACATTACGCTTTCTACCTCTAATTTTTTGTGGTTGATCTACTGAAATAAACTCAATTTCATTATTATTTAAGGTGTATGTTAATTCTGACTTGTTATGATTGTCAGGATTGTATAAATTAAGATCCTCTAATATAGACATTACATCACGATAGGCGGTACCCTTTAAGGCAGGTAGGGTTTTACGACAAATGGTATATACCTTTCCCTTTGATTGTAATGCTTTAAGTATTATTAATTGAGCTAATGAATATGTTTTACTGCTTCTTGTTCCCCCTTGATTAACTACAACTCTTGTACCAGCATTAAGATTCTTTTGTAGAACTACCGTTCCCTTTAGATTCAACGATTTCAATTTCTATTTTATTAATTTGTTCGTTACCACTAGACAAATCTACCTCTTGCCTTTCTATATACCCCCTTTTTTTACCCTGTGTTTTTAAGTAGAATATAGTTGCAGAGGTAGAGTTATCTTGTATTTGTTTATGTAATTGGCTTTCTGCAAAATCTAACGCAACATTTTTAAGGTCATCAACCTTTTCTTTAAAATCAGGATCGTTGTTATACCAATCATAATAAGTTGTTCTACCTATTCCTACTTTCTTACAAGCAGTAGTTACTATTCCTAATGATTTTTCTAAAGCGTCTAATAGTGCTTTTTTAGTGTGTTCGGTTTTGTTCATTTTTCTATATCTTTTTTATAATTTTTAGCTTCAACATACCTCTTATTTAATTCGTCTAAGTGTTTAGGGTCTATTCTTTTCTTTTCTCTTTCCATTTTAACCTTTCTTATTCTACCTATTTCTTCATTAATCTCAAGGCACTGCCACATTCTTTGTAATGAGTAATACACTATTGAATACCTATAAGAATCTTTGTGTACATATTTTATAGGACTAACTCCGTGTAGTAAATCTTGTCCGTCAAATATTGTTACGGAACTATCTGCTACTTCTAATGATATATCTATTTCAGGTATAACTAAATGACCACCCTTTACATTACCTTTAAATACCAGCATATTGCTATATACATTTTTAAAGTTTCCACTATCAAAGTGATAATTAAGCTGATTGTTTTTGTTTACTATTCCACTTGTAAATACCGTATCTTTTATTACCCACTCCTCTTTTACTCTTTCCTTTACTTCTTTTTGGTGGTTATCGTATGTTTCAGGAAAATGTTCTTTATAATGTTTTTCTATTTCTTGTGCATATTGGCTTATTAGGTAGTGTTCTTTTGGGTGGTTTTTTCCCATAGCAGAAGCACTACAATAATCTTGCCTATTCTCTTGTCTTGGTTTATATCCGAATACTGCACTTTGACTTTTTAAACCGTGTACTCTTTTACCTACTCCGTATTTAACATTTTGAACTGCTTTTCTTATTTTGTTTGGTTTTTCTTCTAATGTTTTATATAGTAATATAGGCTTATCATCTATGCAAATAATACAATCTTCCTTAATATGTCTTGTTACATCAGATAGGTGTGCTGTTCTTCTAACAAAATCTTTCTTATTTATTTCTTTTCTTGTTACTTTTATTTTTTTCATAAGCTTTTATCTCTTAATCTTAATTCAGCGTTACCTGAACTTTTTCTTATATACATTGTGCAATAGCTAGGAAACATACTATAAATCTTGTTTATACTATCAAATATGTATTTTTTTGTTCTTATTGTTTGTAGCCCACCCTCCTCTTTAAAAAATTTAGATTTAATAGTTATATAATCAAATCTTACAACAATCTTGTTTTTTATATACTGCCTTATACTATATTCGTAATCTTCTCCGTGATTTGTTCTTCTGTTTAAAAAAGGATCGTGCTGTATTATTACACCAAAAACACCACCACAAATATAGCATAGCTTGTTGTATATTCTATGTTTCATAAAATAACCATTAGCTGCTGCATACAATCCAAAAAATTTAGCGTTTGTTTTTTCGCACTCATTAAATCCTTTTATTATAAATTCTTCTTCTAAATTTTCAATAGGCTTTATTTTGCTTCCGTCTTTTACAAACACTCCGTCAATATCATCATCAAACATTAAAACCTTTTCTCCCTCTTTATAATATTTTTCTATAAAGTTTCTTTGCTCTCCTATTGTTGGAACACCCACTACTATTTTATATTTGCTTCCTAAACTATTTATGTATTCTTGTTCTTCTTCTTTATCTGCAACAAATATTGTAACCCTATCAATATTAATATTATGCTCATCTATTATTTTTAATGTTTTTCTTTTTATAGTTTCAGGTCTTTTATATGAGGGTATTGCTATTTTATAATTCATTTTTAAAATATTTGTTTATTAAAAAGTCAAACACTTCTGTATTGTCGTTTAGGTTTTCTTTTTCTCTAACCTTTTCAAAATTTAATAGTGCGTTTTCGTACTCCTCGCTATTATAATACAATACTATCTGCTTTATTTGTGCGTTTATATAGGTATCTATTTGTGAAGCAAAAGCATCTTCGTCAATTTCTTTTTCGTCATCTTCAATTTCATTAACCCAAACATCAATACCCCACTCGTTTAGCTCTTTGCTGTTCCAATCATTAGCTAATAAGTCCCAATCCCACTCCCCAAAGCTGTTGTTATCTTTAATTATAAACTCTTTCTGCTTTTCTTCTGATAAATCTACCTCTTTTATATAAACCTCTTTCAATCCAGCGTCAATACAAGCTCTTAATCTCATATTGCCACCCAACACTACACAATCTTTATTAACCACAATAGGTCTTATTTTTAGCATTTCAGGAAACTCCTTAATACTTTTTACTAATTTTTTAAACTTATCTCCCTTTATTATTCTTGGGTTTTCTTTATTAGGCTTAACTTTATTAATACTTATTTTCTTCATATTGATTGTGTTTAATTAAATTTTGTTCTTTTAATTGCTGATTAAACTCTTTGTCCATTTCAGCTTTAATATGACAGCTTCTACATAGAGCTATTAAATTTTCTATCTGATTCTTATGCCCTAACGGATCCCCACCTATTCCTCTTGGTGAAATGTGGTGAATATCAACAGCAGTTGTTCCACAATATTCACAGGGTATAAAGTCCTCTTTACAATAATCGTGAAAGTCCATATATATTTTAGTGTGCTTTTTCATATTTTACAGCTTTTATCATATACCTTTTTTAGATTGTCCATTATTTTTTTATTACAAGGAGAGCAACTTTTCCACGCTGGGTTACTACCAAACACTGACTTATATAAAGCGTTTATTATAGTTTTTTCTTCTGCATTTAGCCTTTGGTTTTTTTCTATTATTGGTACTATTTCTTCATAGATTTTTATTTCATCTTCTGTAAATTGTCTAATTGAAGAAACATACGGAAACATTTGATTTAGTTTCTTTCTGCGTTCTTCACAACCACAATCATCTCCTAATACTTTTTTAGCTATTTTATCTATTCCTGTTGCTTTAGTTATTTTAGCTATACTATCTCCTAGTCCTTTACTTTTGTTTTTCATTTTTTAAAAAATTTTTAATAAACCTAATTGATTTTCCTAATGTACTTCTATTTATCTTTGTTGCCCTGCTCATACTATTTAAACTAAAATTCTCTTTATAATACAATTTAAAAACAGAAACATCAAACCACCCCAAGCCCTCTAGTTTTTTATCTATCCATTGTAGCCTTTTTTCTCTTTCTTCAAATTCATTTAGCTTTTCTTTTGTTAATGGCTCTTTAGTATAAATATAAAATTGTTTTAATTGTTTTTCGTTGTATTGCTTTCTATACTTTTTATGATAAGGACTTGTATTGCTTTGATACTGATTCATCATTATTCTAACTATATAAAAAGTTAGTTTTTTTTGCTGAATAATATCTTTAATTTTTTCTTGATTTGAGTTATATAACGCTAATATTGTTTCGTGTAATAAATCCTCACAATCAGGGTGCCTGTTGCTAGTTATTCTTTTACTAATTTCTAACAACTTGCTGTAGCTTTTTTCTAAATATATATTTAGTTCTTGCACAGCTCAACAAATAAATTAACTCCTGAATTTTTTAAAGCATTGTACTCCCATTTTCCCAGCGGACTTATCTCTACTGCTATCATTTGAGGGGTGTATTGATCCTGAATAAAATCTATTTTATTTAGTATATACTCATCTTCATCAAAAATTACCTGCGTTTCTTTGTGTATATAAACATCATTTGTAACCCCTCTATCTACCTCAAATAAAAAATATCTAAAATTTTCTCTACCGTCTTTTGTTCTAATATTCTTAAAAGAATCGTGTTTTTTTCTCATATCGTTTTTATATATTTAGTAAATACTTCTGCAAATTCTTCTAATGAATAGCATACTACAGCTTTATAACCCCTTGCGTTTAAATTATCTATCCATTTTTTCTGATAAATACTTGGTTTATTGTAGCCTACCTTTAGTTCTACCATAAGACCTTTGTAATCTTTATTAGGCTCAAATATTAAAATATCAGGCACTCCTTTTTTGTAGTGTCTTTTAACTAAAGCCTTTTGTTTATAGTTTCCCTTTCCTAAATAAACTCCCCCTAAAGTTGAGGTATATAAAATAAAAGGGTAGCAATTTAATAAAGCTACTACGCTATTGTGTAAATCTTGTTCTTTCATTTAAAAAGTCCTATTTGTTCTACTTTGTTTTGTTTAATGTCTATTAGCGTTTGAAATATTGCTTTTCCAGCTTCATAATCTACTAAATTTCTAGCTATTTTATCTAACCTTTGTTTTCCTTTATATTTATTAAAGTCGTATTCGTGAAATTCTGACCACCTTTTAACTTCATTTTTACCTTTCATTATAGAGCATTTTCTTTCTTTTAAATCACTTGGTAGCCTAAAATTTGTCCAATACAAGTGTCTGCCTCTTTGCTTTCCTGGAATTAAACTATCATAAAAAGGCATTACATTTTCAACACAATATTTACCTTTAAAATAGTGTTTTAAAAGTATTATTTCTTGGTATAATGTCATATCAGGATATAATGAAGTGGTTGTATTTCTCCTAGCAAATCTTGCTCTACTATGAGTAGGACAAGGAGGGCTACTCCAAATAAAATCAAAGTTTTTATAATTATGTAGTAAGTATTCGTGAGCGTCACCTAATACAACTTTATCATTAGGAAACCTTTGTTTATATAATTTAGCTAATTCTAAATCTTTTTCAACAGCAGTAACTTCTATATCATCTTTTACTTCATTCCATTTGTATCTATTTCCACCTAGACAAGCGTATAAATTAAGTATTTTCATTTTTTTGTTTTTTTATCTATCCACTTAATTAGCCAGCTGGAAACATACAAACCCATAGCCAACCCTGTTAAAAAACTTATTAATGAAACCTCTATCATTTTTCTGTATGTATAAATATATTAATTTGAAATACTAATAATAGTATATGGATCTCCCAATACTTTCTTATTTCATCAGGCTCAAAATGTCTAACCCCAAGCAACAAACCATTCTTTATAAAACTTATAAATATCATATCCACTTAATAATTGTGTCACCATTAAAGCCTTTTTCCCAAATATACCAACAATATGCAACAGCACTTGTTCCTTTAAATTCTCCATTTTTAGCACATTCTTGTCTTTTACTATAAACATATACTATTTTGGGAGGGTTGTGTTTAAATAATAATTTTCTTTTTTGCCCCTCTAAAAATGTTAGCTTTAAAAACATAGCAACCTTATTTCCATTAGGTATTATTTTTAATGATTTTTCTACAAAATCCTGTGCGTATTTATAAGGTGGATTGGTTACTATATCACCTAACCACTCTTGCACATCTATAGATAAAAAATCTAACACATCACCATAGCCACGATCTATTATATCCGAGCTATAAACATTTATTCCATAGTGACTACCAATTTTTAACATTCTTTTAGATAAGTGACCCTCCCCACAAGCACACTCCCAAATATTTCCACTAAAAACTTCCCTTTCAAATAGATCTTCTACACATTTAGGGTTTGTTGCATAATAATCATATTGTTCCCTATCATCTTTACTATGACTACTTGCCCCTAGTGTTGTATAAACTGTGTTTTTATTTCTATTATTTAACCAATTTTTCATCTTTTCTTTCTGTATTTAATGTGGCCTGTTAAAGTTTCTATTTTTTCATACTGACAATTATCTACAAGGTGTTTGTAAAACTTGTTTACTTGTGATTGATCCTCTCTAATTCTATTTAAGTATGCACTATCTAAAAAGTCAGGCATATTATTTGCACTACTTCCGTTGCTAAAATTCTTTTGATTTCTACACCAACGCTTATATCTTAAGCTGGTATTCCAAGTTTTTTCTAATTCCCACCTTTGTTTACCTGAATTGTTTTCTTCTGTCCAATAATCAACAAAGTCCTCTATATAATCTCTAGGCTCTAATTCTTTTAAATCATTTAAAAACCTTTCTTTGCGAGAGCTACTCTTGTTATTATTTTTTATTCTTATTTCTTTATTATTATTTAATTTAAAATTTTCGCATTCCTGTATTACAATTTTTTCATTACAGGTATTTAGGTATTTTAATATTTTGTCATCAAATATTTTAAAATGGTTTTTTGCCGGTATTCCTTTTAACTTAACCTCTACAAAATCGTTTCTTTGTAAGATTGACAAAGCTTGTTTAATTTGATAATAAGAAAGCGAAGTACTACAGCTAATTGATTCAGAGGTGTTATAAAAAAACCCACCGTTTAATTGGTGGGTTTGTTTAAAGTATGCCCTCTTTTGTACAAGATCTGATAAAACAATACTTGCGTCAAGCCCAACAAAATATAACAGGTTTTTATTAATAATAAAGAAAGAACTTGACGCTAATATTGATTTCATAATTTTAAAAATATAAATAATTTTTAATATTCAAAAAATATTAAAAAAAAAGTTATTAATAATTGATTGTTAAAAAGGCATTTCAACTGATGTTTTGTCTTTAAGAAATTCATCATACATTACTGTAAACTTCTCAACCTCATCAATACCTATTTTTCCACCTGCAGCTAATTCAATAGCCCCTTTAAAAGCTACACTAAATCTTATTTCTGTATTTACATCAGTTTTAGTATTTGAATAGCTGGGAGATTTTTGACTAAATTGAGTATCTCCTTTAAAAATTATTTTAACAGTTCCTTTAGGACTTAAAGTATATTCTACTTCATCTCCTACTTTTTCAAAGATTTTTTCCTTTTTCTTATATAACTTTCCTATATCTCCATTTTCAAAAGATATAGTAAAAATAAACATATCGTTAAATTTATCTGCTTGTAAATTTAATTCTTCAATTTTTGATTTTTTAATTTCCATTTTGTTTAGTATTTAATTAATAATTCGTTTAGATCCATATTGATTACTTCGCATAATAATAAAAGCTCACTTACTTTAAAGCTAAAAGGACTATCTAATTTCGCCAACATTGTTGGGTAAGACAGCCCTAGCTCTTTTGCTAAATGATTTTTCTTTACTTTGTTTTTCATCATTTCCAGCATCAAGGTTTCTTTTACTTGATCCTGAGTATTAAATTGTTTAAATCTCATAAGTATTTAATTTTAGCTAATATAAGTTATTTTCTTTTTATATAAAAATTTTTTTATTATTATTTAATTTTTTTTTGTGTTATTAAAAATCCT